GTACATTTGGATCATCATAAACCCTTTGCCAAGTATGAATAGTTTGAGGAGTACTCACGTTTGAATAAAATATTCCCGGTATAACTGTAGGTAAAATAAGAGTAGGATTTCTTAAGTAAATGCAGTCTAATAGTTTCTGTATTTTTATTTTATCTGGCTCTGACACTTCAAATCAGTCTGCTCAATTATATATTTGCAAAAGAATCTCTAGTAAAGATAAATCTTTTAAAACCTTAGGATCTCGTTTTGCAAGATACCTAAGGGCTTGTATATAATTTTTTGATGAGTCTATAAAGGCATTTGTGTATTTTTCATCCATTACTATGAACAATTACATGGGTTTGTAATTAAAGTTCCAGCTCTTGCAGATCCTCCACAGTTATCAAACAGATTTCATATTATTCCATAGAAATATTCTGCTTCAGTATATCTATTAAGTCTCATAGCTTCCTGGTGTGCATATAGTATCATGTGATTTCTCAGTAGTGCTTCATAAGTTGAAGGATCAATGCAGCAATTTGTTAACGCTAGAACTGAATTTAATAAGTTTTCATAAACAAAGTTTATGTTTGAACAAATTCCTTCTGTTGTGCCTATTTCTGGACTTCCTGGGTTAATCATTCCTACTCCTCATGTAGCTTTATACATTGTTACATCTGTGCCAAATGCAGAAGTTGCAATCCTCATAATTTCTTTTTGTGTAGTACCATTTAAAAGATTACTACAATCTTGTGTTGTATCATAAGTAGCTGTGTCAACATTATATCTAGATATGTAAAGTAGGTTAAAGTTATACCCTACTGGACATTCTACACTAAATTCAAGGTATTGACTATCTGGTGATACTCTTAATAAATTTACTTGTATCATTTTTATTTTTTATTAAATTGTTAAACTGCAAATATTCCTATTCCTGTGGATGTAGCATAAAATGCACTGGATTCAATTGTAGCTGGTAAACCAGTCAGTGGTGCAATTGAATAACCAACAAAGTATATTCCATCTGCTAACCCAGTAGCATATTGATAAACATAACTTACTCCAAGACCATACATTGCAGGAGCTGTGGTTTGTGCTGAGTTATTATAAAGACATGCAAATGCATACTTTCCTGGTTCTAGTATTATTGGGACAACAAGATCAACTAAATTTGAAACCCCAATTGCTGTTTTTCATATAGTACCTGCTGAATTTGGAGCAGTATTAGCTATTTTTGTAAATGTTGTTCCAGTAATAGAATAGATTCCTATTGCATTATCGTTATCTCCTGTAAAGTTTCCTGTTGTTCCTAAACTATATTGAAACTTTGTTATAGAAGTTGGTTTGGTTATCATTACTAAAGCATAGTACATTGTTCCATCAGATAGTGGAAAGTTGATACCACTTCCACCTAATTTATAAATATCTGGTACTATTTTAATCTGACTACCTGCTTCTTGAAAGATAGTCACAGTATCTGCTGTATTTGGACCTATGTCTGCATTTGTTATTGTTGTTTTTCTCATTATATTAAGATTGTTGCATTTACAAATTCTGTTGCACTTTTTAATCTATACTGTAATTTGGGTTGGCATTCAATATATGATTCCATTCCAGAAGGTGCACATATAATTGTTGCATTTATTATATCATACCAAGTATTACCTGATATACTTTGCTGTATTATTACTTCTCCATTACCTGTTAATTGTACTTCTACTGACATCAGAGTATCATTTGTCTCTAACAAAATTGGAAGAGAATAGTAGAATCCTGTATCTAATGTAAAATTGTCTGCTGTGAATGTTAGTATCATTATGGTTTAGTTATTTTGGCAGAGAAACCTAATGCAGCACATGCTACAATTACATATCCTGCAATTGTGAATATTATTTGGGGAACACCATATGCTTGCAGTCCAAATAGTTGGTCTGCACCAACTACTGCGACTGCACTACTTCCTAGTGTTAATGCAAAGTTTAACATTTTCTTTCAGAAAATTGGGCTCTCTGCCGCCCATCTTATTTTTAGTTCTTTCCACATATCAATTATTTGTCAAAGTTTATAAATGGTAATAGTTTACGAATTATACCATCAATTCCAGTATTTGAAACATAGTATCATTTCTTTTTTAAACCTATATTACAGCTTATATTATAACCAACACTTAACAGTAGCCCCATTAAAATAGTTAAAAATATACTTGCCGTTGCTTGAAAAATTAATCCTGCTATTAACAACCTCATAAATCAACCCATAGCATGTCAGGCTTTTGAATAACCTGCTTTTGGTTTTACTTTATCTCTAAGTTGAAATCCTTCTCTTGCAATTAGGAATCCAGCTAGTGCTCATATTAGTGATGGTATTTTATCCATTATGTATTCTTTATTTCGTCATTATTTTTATTATAATCAATTAACTGCAGACCTTCCAATTGAATTCTTTGTTGTTCTAATTTTAAGTATGATTTATCATATTCATCTTTAGATCTAGCTCTGAACCAATCAATTTCTTTCTGGTAAGCTAAGCGTTCCTTTTCTAATTGCATTTTACCTGCATTTAGTTGATCAATTTGCTGTTGTAATTTCTGCGCTTCTGCAGTAGCTTGTTTTAACTGCCCATCTAATTGTTGAGCCTGCTGTTGAAGTTTTCCTACTTGGTCTGCTTCTTTACGTTTCTTGTCTATTGCTGAATACACATCTTCCTTCATTCTTGTTAAACCAGTAGCAGTAATTGCTTCTAATATAACCTCAGGATCTACAATCCCTCCTTTAATGAATTCCATTGTTATTTGTTTAATAGTTTCTTGCTCTTTAATTATATCAGAACTATCTGTAATATGTATATCATAATCAGTAACTGTATAATGTTCTGGTAAGGCAGTAAATATTTTATTAAGCCTCTCTCCTAATATTAAAGTTCCAGCAAAACCATTCTTGAAAACTATTTTCGTTAGATTTAAAATATCAAGTAGCATTTCTCTAGTCATTAAATCCATTACTTGGTAGTATTGTTTTGTAATAAAAGAAGATTGTCTAACACCTACTTGTACATTTGTTACAGCGTCTCTTTGTTCTATGCCTCCAAGTTTTTCTCTAAATACCCCTGTAATAGTAGAGCAAGTCTCTTCAACTCTTTGAATGGCCAAATCAATAGCTTGAATAGTATTTAATTTAATTGTATCATCATAACCTCCGAATGTTGTATTCATTGGTGGAAGTCCTTCTTGTGAAGAATCTATAAGTTTAATACCTGTTTTGCCATATGCTTTCCACTTCATTAGTCTTTCTGCTATATCAGCTCCTAAGAATTTAGGTAAGTGAGCTACATCAAGCCAGTCACCAACTGTTCCTGATTCTGCAATTACATTGTCTCGGAAGAAATTAAGCACATCAAATTTATCTTGCAAATTAGCAGTTGCTAATATTAAAGAAAAAGGATCTCCATTTCTGTCTGCATAAAAAATACCATTAACTGATAATGTGCAGTCTCTTGGATCATCTGCACTTCTTACAACGTCTTGAGTTTGTCCATAAGGAATATATATATGTGTTCCTATCCTAACTCCAGTATGCCTATTAGTGACAAATTGTTTGTCTTTATTTTTCTCAGTTTTTAACCACTCTACTTCATATACAGGATATACTCTAAAGTACTTTGATGTATTTCTTTCAAATGGTAGTAATGGAGTAATTTCAAAACCACCTAATATACCATCAGAAACTGTGTTACCTGTTATAGTATCATAACTTCTTAAGTATGTTGTAGTTGATCCATCTATACTGAAATCTTCTAAACTTTCTAGTTCTTCTAGATCATCAGGGGTTAAATCATCTCCAAATTTTGCTAGGATTTGATCTTTAGTTAAATATTCTCTAACTACAGCCCTCATTGATTTTTTAAGATAAACTGATTCAGGGTTCCTATCAATAAAAGTATTTACTGGGTTTAGAACCTTTAAAGTAATATTTTCTTTTGAAGAGGATTTACATACTTTATAGTAGCAGGTTCCAGTTACAAGTAGGTCAGTTAGTAGTGTTTTTCTTTGATTTGTAAAGTCAACATTCCTTGATTGCATAGATCAATCTATAATATTTTGTCCTGCTATTTCATAGTCAGAAATAAAGTTTCTCTCTATACCTTCTTGAACCTGCATTAATGACTGTTCTATTTCTTTATCAGTTTGAGGTTGTTGAACTTGTTGTCCCTGAGGTTGTTGTCCAGTTAGGTTAATAGCATTATAAACTGAGTTATTCAAATGTTGTTTGAGTTCACCCATTATGGCACTATTCACCTGGAGTTGTCTATCTCTATGTATATTAGATAAGGTCGACTTATCTTTGCAAGATATTTTAGGTATTAATGGAGTAGATAAGTATTCTCCAATCAAAACATCAACATGTTTCCTAACTAAAGGAACAAATTCAACTGAAGTAGGAGTTCCTATTCCATAGTTTTCCTCTAAGTGTCTAAATTGCTCAGGGTCTCGCTTACCATGATAATAATTGTAGGCTTTAATGAGTTGGGTCTTTTCGTACACCAACTCATTAATTGCTCTATTTATGTTATCAATAATCTCCTGTTCTTTTGTTGTTCATTCTTGAGTCATTGATTATTTATTTAATTGTTTATAGTATGCCATCATAGTTTGTATAATTTGGATCACATGTAGGCCTTTGTGGTATTTCCGGTTGTTCACTAGAACGACCGTCTTCTTCGTTACGAGTAGTTCTATGTACTTTATAAAAGTAAACTCTCATATAATTTCTTATTCTTAAATCCTCATAAATGAAATTTAGAAATTCCTCGTCTGTTGCCCAATCACCAGCGGTGGTTGTAGGGAACATATAACTTGGAACTCCTATACTCATTTTATATCCAGGATTAAGTTTCTCTACTCGTAACCATCCAATATAACAGGCTTTATAAAGTGTCGTTATATAGTCACGAATCGCTTGTTCCAATTCTATTTCTGTCATTTCTTTCTTGTTCGTTTTGTGGTATTACACCATAATGTCTATAACCTTTACCATCTTTATACCAACCAATGTCTTGAAATTTCTTTCCTTTGGGTTCTCTTGCTTCTGGTTTTCTTAATGATAATTCTTCGTCTCCTAATTCTGCCATCCCCATGGCTGCAATAATATCAAAATCTTTTTTCTTTTCATCTGAATAGTTTAGCAACTGTTGTATTATTTCCTCAAAATCTATTGTGTGAGAATAATCCAAACAGAAGTCATAGATTAGTTCTACATAGTGGGCAATAACTTTTACTGTTGCAGGTGTACCATACATATTTGAATTACCTTTTGTAACATCAGGCATTGTAGCTCTTGGACGTTTCATCAATAAGTGTGTATATTTATGGTCTCTAAAATAGGTTGTGATAGCTGTTCTAGTAGATTCAAGTACAGCATTACAATTAAAATATGTAAGCAGTTTTGCAGCATTTTCATATGCTTCTCTTGGATCTTTAGGCCTATCTTTATAAATAGCAACATATCTAGGATCAAATAATCCCATTACTCTTTTCTTTATAACAATGCAGAAATCAGATAGTTTATCTGATGCTGCAGAATTTTTTGCTGATGCCGAATCATTAGATCCAATATCAATAGAATCAATTCCTCCAACATATAGATTTTTATAATCAGTTCCAAACTCACTCATTAGTGGATGTTCCGATATCTCTATATTACCTGCTGAATCTTCTCTTCATTTTACTTTACCTGTGCGATTTCCTGATGATTGTTCAATTTCTCATGTAAGAAATCCTGTATGTACTTTTGGGGTATCTTGATAGATTTCTATATGTGCTAATTGCTCAGCCAACTCTTCTCTTGGGAAAAGATTACTTCCTTGTAATAAAAGAGCCTCTTCAATTGTATAACAATACTCTGCTTTAAAAATTAATAGTAACTTTGGACTTTTTACTTTCTTTGCTCGTTCTCTGTCCCAATATTCAATAGCCTTTGGAATATTTGTATATCCACGTTTGTCAACTAGATTTACAGTATCATCAGTTACTACTCTATATGCAGGAATAAACATTGCTGTGTCTATATATTTTCCTGATGGAGTAAAGTTATGATGGAATGGAAGTACATTATAAGAATCAGGATTATTAACTAGGTCTTTTAAACCTACTAAGTTTGAACCTTTATCTCCACCAGTACCTCATGCTATACGAGTGCCAACTCTTTTACCTCCCATTACAGTTACAAGTGCTTCCCCCTGTGTATATTTTTTTTCAAAGTATGGATCAGACCCTGATTCTTCATAAAGTAGTCGTTCAACACGGTCTCCCCTAATCTTTTCAGGAGAGTCAGCAATAACTCCTTCAATTTCACTCATGTGTCCAAACTCATCTCCTTTTTTATCCTTTTTAGATGCACGTCTATACATGTTAGTATTGATGTTCATCCTAACTCTTTTAAATGCTGTCTCTGTTTCCGAATTTAAGAAGTCCATTTGATACCAAACTTTAGCAAGTAATGGTTTTAAATGTCTTTCAGATGGTGCAGATGCCATGGCTCTGTAGTTGGCTGTTGTAGTATAAGGCCTAATACATAAACTTGCTCCCATTTCAGAGAATCCAACTCCACGAGCCTTGAGTAAACCTGCATCTTTTCTTAATATTTCACACAATTCCAAGTAATGGAAATATTCATATTGAAATACAAAGAAAGAAGGGAAAGCAATACTACGTCCTCCTCCTGCTTTTGTACTGACATTTTCAGACTTTAATCTATAAAAGTTAAGTCAGAAATAATTGTCTCCTGTAATGGTATATCCATTAACTGTCATACCAACAGTACATTTATTTTTCTGATCTTCCCAATATAATCTTTGTGATCTACTTCCTGGTTGTAAATTACTATATTTACCTGTTGTTGTTTTACTTATAGCAGCTTCTCTGAACCAATTGGGATCAAAATCTAATCCCATAGTATCATTAATAGGTCTATATTTAGATAAATAATAACTCTTTGTTATATCGAAATAGTCAATTTTATCATTAGGACCGTAATCCCAATCTATGCCATCAATTCTTTCCATTAGTCAAACATTCCAGCTTCTGTATCTCCACGTAATCCTGCACCAGGATCAAGTTCTTTTTTGACTTGGTTTTCTAATTCTCTAAGAGAAATTAGCAAGTCTTTACATCCTTTTATCTCGGCAATAACATCTTTATTTTTAAAGATTGGCTTTCCTGATAAAGGATCTCTTTCATTTAAGTCTACATTCTTTAGTTGATAACTAACTGAACGCACTGCTTCTTGAGCAGATTTTAGTAATTGTAATGATAAGTTAGATTCCTGCACATCATCATATTTCTTACAGGCAGCTTTAAAAATTGGATCTTCAAATTCCAAATCTGTTAATTCTGAATCTTTAAATGCCTCATCATGTCTTTCTTGTTCTGCCATATGAAAATAAGGACTTTCCCAGTCAAAAAATAAATAGATATATTTTAATTCTTTGAAAGTTAAAGTTCATGCTTTTCCTGTTTTATCATTTTTTGTTATATTTCTTTTTAGGTCTCTAAGAGCAGTAAACTCTTTTGTGAGTAACATACTTTCATCATTGATCACAATATCACCACTAGCCCTATCATATACAAATCATGTCATATTTATTTCTTCTTCTTCATTTTACCACCGCATTTACAAGCACAAGTTTCTATAACTTTGCCTCCGGCGGCTTTACTTTTAATTAACTCACAACCACAGGTACATTTTTTAGAACTTCCTTT